TATGATTTAAACAATATTTTGATTTGCTAAATGCTCGAAAACTATCATTGCAAACAATACAAACAAGGTTGTAACCAAGTTTTTCTCTAGGTTTTCTTGTAGCTTTTTCTGCATCAACTCTTGCTGCTCTCCTCATTTCGTAACCTCGTCATTCTGTCCCTCAAAAGCAAAGTATCTGACTTTCCTCTGATTCGTTCCAAGTCCACGCACACTCCCTGCCACCAGAGCAACGCTTTGCTTGAGCCAATCGTCAATTTCTTTTGGTTGAATCTGCGTATCCACTCTCTCGCTTCGCAGTCCTTGAAGTGTTCTAATTCTGCTGGAGTCATTTGTAGGCCATTTAAAGTAATTCATTTAATCCCCACAGAAACAAGAAATAGCTTCTTCGTCAGGGTCAAACATATCGCCTTGGTCTTTGGAAAATTTAAGCATCTGGGCATAAGATGGTCTGTCTTTTGAAAACTGTTTATTGCCGTTGACTTGTTTTTCCAAATCTAGGCTTTCCATCTTTGCCCACCAAACAGCACGCTCAGGCTTCTCTTTAATTAAACTAAGTATTTGGGACGCTGGTTTTAAATAACAAAGGTCACAGTTTCCAGCCAATGTTCTTCCATTAAATGTAGTTAATTCAAGATTGAACTCTTGACTATTCCAAAAGTCGTTAACATCTTGAACAGTAATTCCATCAGTCGCAAGTGGTAAAGACCTTTCCATCCCCTCTGCTTGTGGATTAGAACGAATCTTGACTACCCTTCGCATTTCGTCTGCCCTAATTCCAACAAATTGATTTGGTCTGTCAATGCCAATCGAGTCTAAATATTTTCGAAATGGTCTAATTTTTAAATGTGTTGTGCATATCCTCATTCCTGAGTTTGGTAAAAATTGAACTTTATGGATAAGTTCTTCAAACGGCTCACCATTTCTGCTGGCGGTTTTGTAGTCAACCCTAGCAAAACCTACTTCATCGTTGCGGTACTCAATCCAATGAATAGGAACATTCCATTTGGTTTCAATATCATGAACAAACTTTAAAGTTGCTTCATCTTCTTTTCCAGTATTAGCAAAGCAAACAATGGCATCACTTGGCAGGCTCATGTCGTGAGCCTCTAAAACCTTGTAAAGCATAAAAGCAGAAGTTCTACCGCCAGAAAAACTAATGCAAGTTGGCTCTGTTATTTCGTATGGGTTACTCATGCTTTTCTCCTAATTGAATTGAATATTGCAAGTTCTTCTGGTGTTGGTGGGCGAGTTGTTTTAGCATCTGCTTTAATCTTTTCTAACGCAGGGTCAGGCTCATTCTTTGATGGAACTGTGAGCCTCACAACATCATAGGGATTTGGTTTAACAGCTTTGGTATTGCGTACCCAATTACGCCAAGTAGCAAACCAATCCAGCTTCACACCCTTCTGACCTGCTTGGGCTATCCAGTAATCCTTAAACTGGTCAAAGGTTTTAACAGGGCTAAGTTCTGGGCGTTCTGTTTGACAGAATTCTTCCCATTCTTTTGGAAAACTAAAATCAGAAGCGAGGCGTTTGCCGAGTGTCTTCTTCTCTTGGTTCTTGGTTAATGGTTGTTGGTTATTGGTTGGTTGAACCTCTGTTGAACGCTCGTTTAACGTCTGTTCAACGCTCGTTGGATTCTTGTTCATCGCTCGTTTAAGTGCTGATGCTTTTCCAGCCTTAGAAGCAATAGTTAATTGCTGTTTGTAATGTTCAATTTCTTTGTCGCATCTGGTGTGATTCCAGCATTTATTTTGCTCGTCAAGAATAAAAAACATCTCTAAAAGACCCTCAAGAACAACTTGATTGTCCCTAGTTCCTGTCTTCATGCCAAGTTCAAATAAATTGTTTGGCAATGGCTTTTCAGAGTCGTAGTAAAGCCAAATTAACTTGAGATAAATACCAATTTCTTCATTAGTCAAGAACGATGTATCCTTGATGAAATCACCAATATGATGCTGATAGTAGTGCATAACACTCGCCTTTTAAATCTCCCTTAAAAGAAACTGCGGCAGGAGAGGGAGGTAACTCTTTTCGGTTCGCTCATGACTTCGAACCTAGCCGTGTTTCAAAACATTGTATCAAATAAACTGGTTATTTGTAATATCTTCTGAAAATGATTTGCCAAACAATCGTGTAGCTTGGGCGTTCATTACCGCATATTCAGCCTTAGAAAAGATACCCTTGGCATTGCGAATGTCAAAGGGGTTTAGCTTGTCGTAAGGCTCATCATTGGCAGCTTTGGTAGCCTCAATCATGTGTGGCTCTAACGTGTACTGAGAAACCCAAGAACGACCTAGCTTAATTTTTCCGATTTTTAGTTTCTTCTTGTAGCTCATCTTTGTGCAACAAGCAGCAATAGATAATCTTGGTATGCCTGTTAAATCCTCTATTTGATAGGAAGTAAGTGGGCCATTCTGTAGGCATCTGATAACTGCTTCTTGTGTCATTTGAACCACTCTGGTCTGAGTTCTTTTAGTTGATAAATGCGTAGTTTAGGGATTGTCTTCCAATGAAAGACAGCAGCCCTAGTTATGCCAAGGATACGAGCAAGCTCACTCTGTGAGCCAGCAAGTGTGGTAGCGGTTTGTTTATCCATCTAAACATTGTAGCAAATAATTTATTTGTTGTTTTTAGGGTAAACACCTAGATAAATAGCTTGTTTTGCCTGTTTACTTTGCTATACTGCACTCAGCCCATAACAAAACGTAAGTGGGTAATTAAGGAAAAGTAAATGAGCAACGCATACGAATCGTACTTGGCAAACTGGAAAGAAAAGAACTCTACTGTAGTTCAACCAGAACGTCCAATTTCACGCCCTGACATGAATGGCGCAGAGCAAATTCAAGGTCATCGTGTTTTTGACAATCGCAGTAAATGCTTTCAGCTTGCTGATGGCAAAGTTCTTGAAATTGGTCAAACAACAAATTGGATGGATATTTACGCGGTCTTTCCAAATCGTGAAGCATGGAACACTTATGCACAACCAATGTCGTTCAATGAGTATTGGAATGGCTAAATCAACAGGGGACTTAGTCCCCCAAATAAGGAGAACCAAATGAAAAGTAAGATTATTCAGACGCTAGTTGAGTGTTTTTTAGCCATCGTTATCTTTGGCGGTATCGGTGTACTTTTGGCTTGGAGGGGCTGATGAACACACACTACCTAACCCATGTCCGTAAGATATTCCGCACCTACGATGCCCCTCCAGAGGTCATTAGAAGCTACCAAAAGCAATGGGTGCGCTCAGTACGCCAGTTGGGTGACAAGTGGCTTGTAGCAAAGCCTATCGAAAGAATCACAAATGACTAAGCTAACAAGACAAGACGCAATCAAAGACCTACAGGGAACTTACTGTTGCTATTGTACTGAACCAAAGAACTACGGCTCATGCTGTGGAGAGAACCACTTCGTACCTTTCGAGGATTTATACGAGGAAGACAAAGAAGCAATGATTGAAGAATATTTAACTGAAGGAAATTCAAATGGTACATAAGAAACTAATGGCAGCACGAATGAGTTTGCAAGAAGCATCACTCAAGAAGTCTGGTCACAACAAATTTGCTGGCTACAGCTACTTTGAACTTGGTGACTTTATCCCCACAATTACCGAGATTTTTTATAACATCGGTTTGTGTGGTGTAGTCTCCTACGATTCTGAGATAGCAAGCCTGACCATCACAGACACAGACGATGGCACTAGCCTTGTCATTACTAGCCCAATGGCAGATGCTAACCTTAAAGGTTGCCATCCAATTCAAAACCTAGGGGCTGTAGAAACGTACACTAGAAGATACCTATGGGTTACAGCAATGGAAATCGTTGAGCATGACGCTCTGGATTCCTCTGCGCCTATCAAGGAAGAAAAGATAATCATCACGCCTACTCAGGGTGCAATGGATACCATCCCAGAGGATGAACAGAATTATCTCAGAGAGTTAGCAATGGAGTTAATTGCTCTCTGTGATAAAGAAGAACCTAAGAGTGCTTGGGTGAAGTTGGAAGCAGAGAACTTAGACAGCGAACAGAAAGTTGCTCTATGGACTTTGCTTCCTAGTAAAGTAAGAAGTGCGTTAAAGAACGCTAAAGGATAAATATGGAATACGACAATACAAACCGAGGAAGTTTGTTCAAGAACGACAGGAAAGACGATGCCAAGTTTCCTGATTACAAAGGTAGCTTAAATGTAGATGGTGTGGAGTATTGGCTATCTGCTTGGCTTAAATTAAGCAAGGATGGTCAGAAGTTTATGTCTTTGTCTATCAAGAATAAGAACGCTGATGCTGCCTTAAATAAACCCAAAAAGAATGTGATAAGTGAGGATGATGTACCATTCTAGGACGAGGGGAAAGTTGTTTTTACTTTTTGAAAGCTAGTAGGCGAGCAATGAGTACCCTCACCACTATGAGAAATCAGTATGCAACTCATACTGACTTCCGTGATTTCCAAGGTCTAATTCCCGAAAATACGCATTTCTTGCCTAGCAATATAGACATGATTTGCGAGAGAAAGGGACATTTCCTAATCGGAGAGTGGAAGAAACCTAATGAGAACATGGCTATTGGTCAGCAATTGCTACTCAAGGCTTTTGCTCAAGTTCCTAAATTTACTGTGTTAGTCATTATCGGTAACACAGACAACGAACAAACTGAAGTTGGAGATGTGTTCCAAGTTGTTCTAGGTAAGTGCGTAAAGATAGGAGAGGGTCTTGATTTCCTCAAAGACTTTTATGTTATGTGGTACGAATTTGCAAACTCGAAAGGATAGTTATGTCTTATGCAGATATAGAGATGAAAATAATTCAATGGTCAGAAGCTAGGAAAATTATTCCTAATAGCACACCAGAAGTTCAGCTTCTAAAAGCAATGTCAGAGATGGGAGAACTAGCAGATGCCACCATTAAAAATGACGAGGATGCTATTGTTGATTCTGTTGGTGATGTCATGGTCTGCCTTATTAACTACTGTGTGCTGCAAGATATAAACTTAGTACAATGTATGGAAATAGCATACGACCAAATTAAGAATCGTAGGGGTATTCTTTTGCCTAACGGAGTCTTTCAAAAAGAAACTTGAGTCTTGTTTCTGACATAAAAATGTTCTACGATTTGGTTGCAACAATTGGTTGCGCTAGGAGAACATCATGAAATTTGAAATGGAATTTGGTTGGGTAGGAAGTGAGAAAATTACAGTTGAAACCCATGACTTCGATAAGATTCAAGTCATTCAAGAATTTATTGAGTTTCAAGAAGAAAACGGATGGGCAGTTGAATATGAAGCTATTGACTGTGATGAAGATGAAGATACAGAAGAAGAAGAAACCCCAGCTTTTGCCTTAAACTCTCACGAGCCTTTGTAAGCTACTTTGCCAACAGGTAAAGACCCACGTTTGAAAACGCATAACCCGCATAGACAATTGCCATGTGTGGGTTATCTTTCCATAGCTGCTCACCAGCAATGTAGGCGTAGATAGCCCCTGTAAGAATGATTAGCCAAGCACTCAAAACGCACCTACGTCAATGACTTCTCCACGGAACTGAATCATGTCTTCGTCAAACTTGTGGACTAACTCAGGCCATAGTAACTGTCCATTGAAGAAATTAAGTACCGCAAACCCTGACCTGTGGTTATTAGGATTTATCTCGGCATAAGTAAATTGTGGGCCATCAGTCTCAGCCAAAGTTCCTGTATCTACCCCGTATCGAACTCCGTTGTAGTCAGAAAAAGGTGTAACTTTTAAAGAATGTAAATGTCCAGTAACTACTGATACACCAGCGTTAACTGTATTGTTGTGAGTAGCATGAACACCACCTTTATATCGGTGCTTGATAATCACATCCTCGGTAGGCCATACCGCCCAACAGAAGTCCCAATCTGGGATATGGTCTGTTAGCTTAAACCCTAGAACTTCCTTAAACTGTGGTGCGTGTTGAGCAAGTCGATTGCCAAATCTAATGTCATGGTTGCCCCATGTAAACAGTAGCTTTACATTGTGCCTAGCTGCTTTAGCGGCTTCCTCAATCTCACCCAAAGCACCCTGACAAGCCTTTAACTCTTGGATAACAGAAGTTTGGGGTTGGTCAGTTACATCATGCCTTGATATAGATGCACCATCAAAAGCATCCCCATTGCATATGATAGCTTTGGGTTTAAGCGTTTCTATCATGTACAGAAGCCCTTTAAAGGCTGTTGTACGCTGTGCAGGGATAAAGTGTGCATCTGAGAACACAATAACTGTTCCGTCCAGTATGCCAAGTTCTACCTGTTTTAGCGGAGAAAAAGATTTGGGCTTGTTTTTGTCGTATTTAACACCACGATGGTCAATCGCTGGAAGTGCCATGTTGTATTCTTTTTCAATCCACCTTCTACGCAGATGAGTGGCTCTAACACTTATTCCAAGGTGTTCAGCTATTCTTGTGGCAGATTGATGTTGCCCCCATAGTTGAATAAACTCGGCATCAGTACACGTTTCGTTAGCACTTCCCATTTGAATCCTTAGAGAGTAAGTTTTCTAGCAAGTTAATAACTCTATGCTCTTGCATCTCTATTTCCTCATCAGAAGACTTAGGGTCTGTCGCTACACACATCAAGTCGTGTAAGAAAATGTGTAACAACTCGTGTAGTGCAGTTTTATCTAGCGAATCTGGTGTTATCTTTTCAGCACCAAAGTCACCAAGTCGGTAGGTAGCCAATCTAGCTGTCTGGTTAAACTCAACAGAAGCCATCGCTTCTTTAGCTGGCTTGCTACCCTTCTCAATTCGCCAATCACACAAACTCAAAATTTGCTGCCATTTTCTGACACTTTGTGCAAAGATTTGTGCGTCTTCTGGTGTAGGTATATTAGACATATCAACACCTTATATGGATATTATGACATTTTAATTTAACAATGCACACTCAGCAACTCTGCGCTTTGTCAAACCAGCCAGAACCTTACCACCGCCTTTGTTCCACAGCATCAGTTGCTCTTTAGCACCTTCCCAATCTTGGGCATTGATTTTTCGCTTGAGAGTAGAAGTCTGGAGTCTGCCAATACCTAAGTTATAGCAAAAGTCCACAATGGCATTGCACTTACGCTCATCTGTCAGAAGTATTGGGCAGTTCCTAATAACACCCTGTAAGTAGGTATGTTCCAATTCAACCATTAAAAGCGCATGAGCCTCTTGCTCACTCATTGGAGGGTCATTTAGAGTGACCTTTGTGCCATTGGCATAGTAGGTAGAGCCGTAGCCAATCGTAGCTACATTGGCAGGGCAAAGATAGGGCTTGCTTCTAAAGCCCTCAAACCTTTTACACAGTTCTGCTGCCAACTCTAAGTTCATAACCCACGCTTAGACAAAGTTCTATCAAGAAACCAGTAGTTAATTGTTCCTGAGAGCAATGCAGAAAAGTCAGGGGTCATCATCGTTTTGAAGACTTCAACGGCTGGCGCACCTGCTAACCAAGCGTTCCATGCAAACCAAACATGGATAAATGACCAAACAAACAAAACCCAATATGTGACCACAGGACGAACAGAAGCAGAAAGTGAGGCTACCCATCCACCTGCGGCTTTAACCATCGTTGCTTGCTGTTCTATGGCTGATTGAAAGGCATCCATAACACCCACGTCAATGGCAGCTTCTCTTTGTGCGCCAATCTCAGCTAACTTCTGCTGACCACGTTGGGCTTCCAAGTCGCATTGGAACTTAAACATATTAAGTTCATGTGCTCGTTCGTTCTTTTTGTCCATCCATTTAAGGACTTCAGGGGCTAGTCGGAAGACCCCACCAAAGATTGAACCTAAGATTCCACCAGATAACATTTCAAACATGGTTAGTCCTTACATTTAGATTTTTCGTCATTTTGCATCAGCTTGATACCACTCAGGAAGCCAATCATGCCTCCGATAAGAGTAGAAAAAGCGGGTGAAATCATCTTGAATATTTCTGCGTTGTCCACTTCTTTGGCCCAAAGGCCAAGCATAAAGCTGATTACCATAGCCAAAACAGAGAGACACAGGGTGGTGCTTACCATCAGAGTCACCCATAGCGTTAGTTTGTCTTTCACTTCTATCTGTGGTTTCTTTGGTCTGACTATTGGTTTCTTGGTCATACATAAACATCCAGTTTGCGGTTAGTAAATATCTCAAGCCTTATTTCTTGTTGCTCTGCTTTCTTACAGTACAACTCAAATAGCAAGTCATCTAACTTATCTTCTGCTTTAGCGGCCTTAACAATGGCTCTATGCTCTTCTTGAAACTTCTCAATTCGTCTTTGAGTGCCATCAGTTTTCTGAGGGTAGCCAGTAGCATCAACAATGGGAAACCACCTGATTTTGTCGATCATTTTTTCTCCCTCTCAAGTGCGTTCTTATAAGCAATAATAACTTTATGTCTTAACTCTGCACTATCAGCAGTACCCGCCCATTCAGATAAATTATTCCAAATTACAATCATGTCGGTACTTTTGCATAAGTACTGATGATTTGTAAGCCACATTGTCATTTGTTGGTGACGCTCTGATGGATTGTGAATTGTGTAAGCTATCCCATAAAACTCACGCACACTACATAGGTCTTTTCCTGTAGATTGAAGTGCTAGAGTTAAAACAAGTGCTATTAGCCATCTCACGGGTACGCCCAAATTATGATGTAACTACAAAAGACAATAAAGGCAGAGAAACATACTGCGGCAATGAATGCAAGCAGCCAGTCTTTCATGTTATCTAGGGAGCAAGAAACGCTCAGTACCATACTCAGGCAACTGCCCTAATCCATAGTTTGTCATTGGATTAGACGTTATTCTATTTAACAACCCAGGCATTTGTGGTTGCGAACTAGGTAGCATATTACGTTGATACATTGGAGATACTGCAAGAGAACGCAATGTAGGTCTTGTTGCAGCACTCAACATAACAGATGGATTTCCTGCGGCAGCACTAGCGATACCTGCGGTTCCAATATCTAGTGGACTAAAGCCTGGAACACTACCAATTCTTGCTACATTTTGGAAAGCAGTTGGATATGCGGCAGCAGCATTTGATAATGCTTGTAGTTCACTAGGAACAATCTTGCCAGTAGCGGCTCTTTGGCCTAATGCAGCACCTGATACATTTCCAGTAGCGGCATTTAAAGCTTTTTCAATCGTATAACTTTTAGCAATGTCTTGACGAGCTTGTTTAAAGTTTGTCATTACATCTGGTTGATTGAAATTCTTTAAATTACGTTCTGCAAGATCTTCAAGTTGTTTTGAAGCAAACTTTTGTACTTGAGCTAAACGTATTTTGTCTGGATCTGCAGATCGAAAATTAACATCACTATCTGATCGCAAAACTTTTATTTTTTCAACAAGACCATCGCCATCAAAACGTAATTGTTTTAACTCATTTAAAAGATTTAATTCTTCTCCAGACTTAACAAGACCACCTCTTTTTTGTATTTCTGCAGTCTTAGCATTAATATCATTTAAAAATGGCTTGTCTGAATAGTAAGCAGGATTTGCTCTAAGTGCATCATAGGCTTGACCTTTAACATCTCGATATTGTTGCAACACTTGTGGTGTGATTTCAACATCAGGAGCAAGATTCAAAGCTTTACGAGCTTGTTCATTAACTAATTGCTGATTCTTAACAGAAGCAATTTGGCTTGTTTGTTGTTTGCCAGATATACCCTCAATAATTCTGTTTAGCATTGAAGGATTAACTTGTGTCGGAGGCAATGTAGCGCCTTCAGCAATAGCCTTTTCAGCAACCAATTGAGCTTGAGTTAACTTAGCTGGCGCTCTTGGCGTAGTCAATGCACTAACAGTAGCCGTAGGAGCAGTCAAAATACCACCAACAGCAGCCTCATTAAATACTTGTTGAGGATTAATCGTGCCAGTAGTAGCTTGTTGTGCTGCAGCAGATGTAAGTGCGGCAGTAGTTGCCCCAGTACCAATGTTCTGCGCTAAAGCAACAGTTCTAGGAGCCATCTGAACAAGAGCATTAGGTGTAGCAGAAACAATAGATTTCTGAATAGCACCAGGCAACAATAAAGTTGCAGGATCAACAATTCCAGTACCTAAACCGCCAACAAGCAGTCCTGGACGCTCTGTAGCCACCTTGTAAGTGCCTTTTAGAATGTCGCTAATGGATTGTGTAGGTTGAGCAACGGGTTGTGGTTTGTTACGATCAATGCCAAGGTATTCATCAGACAAGCCAAGCTTACTTAAACCACCCTTGATTCCTTGAGCCATCAAGTCAGCAGCACCAAAAATTAATTGTCCACTAGTAGTCTTGCCACGCAAAACATCTAATGGGTTAAAGCTTGCAGCAACATCTTGTTGAAACTGAGTTTTAGGCTGAAATGCTTGTTGTCTAACACTCTGCATGAAATCAGCAGGAGTAGTTGGCGTTACTTGAGTCTTAGGCGCTTGTTGCTGAGTGCCAGTTAGTGGCACAAAATCATCAGCGCCTACAACTTGAGTAGTTGCTTTAGCTGTTGTTTCTTGTCCGAAAGGAACGAAATCGTCATCAGTTGTAGATTTAGCCATAAAGTTTTGAACCTTTTGAACATAATTTTGAGTCTCTTTGAATGGGGGAATCCCACCATACTTTTGCACATTACCAGGACCAGCGTTATAAGCCGCCATAACTAAAGTT